CTTCTGGAGTTGGTGGTTTTGTTCTGAAAATACCAATCCAGTCAGTCTCTGCGTCATCTAGGAATTTTTCTGGAAGTTTGTCTTCCAACCACTGAACCGCAGCCACATGGTTTGCGTTCTTCTCATCATAAAACTTAAAAAAGTTATGAAGATCTAGGGTCATAGCACTATTTTTTGCGACACCTTGCTATTTAGGATTTTATGATCTGCCGCCCCACTGAATGTCAGGATATGCATCTGAAACATTTTGTTTTGAAATTTTATACTTAGTATCCAACTTTTTATCCTTAACAAGCATAAGAATTTCAGCTTCTAAAGGATGCAATCCTTCCAGAATACTAATGAACATTGTTTCTCTCTTCATACTAGAAAGACGATCATTACCACCTTTCACAAAGTTGTAGAAGTAGGTATATTCTTTACGAATGGAAGTTCTACCTTGATCCTGGGAACCAATAGAATTAGAACCAAGTTCGTCCATCATCTGAACAGATCGTTCAATATTATCACTGAGGTTACCAGAACGAACATTCTGTTGACCTACACTTGCATAAGGAACCAATCCTTCTGGAAGCATAGATACAATCGTTTCATCAAAGTTCCAGATTAGAATTGTTTTGAGTGATGGATCAGAATATCTTTGAAGAATCTCTGCCTTTTTTGCATTTGACTTTTGTTTTGCAGCAAGTGCAAGAACTTCAAAAGTAAATGGGTTGGAGGGTAGATCTTCCGAAACTACCCTCGGGATTTGAGTTTGAGTAGCCATAAGACTTATTTCAATTCAGTTGTTATTTTTATTTAGATCAAAGTTTGAAACCAGCAAATGAATCTTTCTTCATATCTTGTTTAATTCCACCCACAACATAAGATTCCACTTCAGTTTCTTGTGGGGCTACTTGAAGACCCTTAGAAGAGATCCAGTGTTCAGTCCAAGGCAAGGGATTGTTCTTTGCAGGTACATCATACATTGGTTTGAGGCCAATAGACTTCATACGACGGTTTGCAATCCACTCAACATAGTTGTTGAGAAGTTTGTCATTCAGACCAATCATAGATCCATCTCTGAACAAGTACTTAGCCCATTCTTTTTCCTCATTCACACAATTACGGAAACACTCAGTTACCCATTGTTCTTCCTCTTTAGCAATTTCTTGCATCTCTGGATCATCTCCTTCGCGCCACTTATTGAGGATGTTTTGAGTAATGACAAGGTGTTGATTTTCGTCTCTTGCGATGAGAGAGATAATTTTAGCGGATCCTTCCATAAGCTTGAGTTCACCAAACGCAAACGAGCAAGCGAACGAGACATAGAACCTGATACCTTCAAGAATATTGACATTTGCAACAGCACGATAGAGTTTACGCTTAAGTTCTTTACGATCTTCACGGAATGTTCCTGCACCTTCTTGTGCATGAATCCATTCATTGGAAGTACCATATTGTTGTGCAGCATTGATAAAATCGTTATATGCCTCAGTAACCGAGGTTGCACGACTTACAATCTTCTCATCGTCTAGAATATGATCAAAAACTTCCGCAGCATCAGAATAAACATTCTTAATAATGTATGTATAAGAACGACTATGAATCATTTCCATGAATCCCCATACTTCCATACACGCTTCTAGTTCAGGGAGAGAACAATATGGAATGAAAGCCATACCAGGGCCGCGACCTTGAACAGAGTCTAACATGATCTGATACTTCAAGTTAGAAGTAAAAATATGTTTTTGTTCTGGACGAAGTAATTGATAATCGGAACGATCTTTCTGAAGAGAAACCTCTTCAGGTCTCCAAAAATATCCAAGTTGTTGTTGAGTCAGTTTATCAAATACTGGATACTTGTAGTGATCATAACGCTGCAAACCTAATGGTTGTCCAAAAAACATTGGTTGTTTGCGGGTATCAACATCGGTGCTGGTGTTGAATACGGTCATTCCTTGTACCATTTGTAACTCCTGTTCTTTACTAGATTTTGCAACTTTCACAATCTTCCTCACTAGAATTCATAATTTCATCAAGTAATTTGTCTAACTGTTGTTTGGTAGTGTCCTCCTTTACTTCATCAGATTTTTGATCATGCGTATTCTGATAGTAACTTGTCTTCCAACCGAACTTGTAAGTTCTGAGAAGATCTTGAGCCATTACTGAGACTGGAACTTCGTTGTCGGGATAGTTTTCTGGGTTGTAGGACCAGTTTCCACTAATGGCTTGGTCGAAGAACTTTTGCATGACGGCAACGATGTTAATATAACCAGTGTTATCAGGCATGTCCCATAAAAGAGTATAATTATTTTTGAGTGTTCCATATTGAGGGACGATTTGTTTGAGTGGACCTTTTTTTGACTTCTTAATGGACAAGTATCCGCGAGGTGGTTCGATTCCATTGGTTGCGTTTGACACAACGGAACTGCTCTCCGATGGCATCTGTGCGGACAATGTTGAGTGCCTAAGGCCGTGAGTGTGAATATCGGTGCGTAAAGTTTCCCAATCATAGTGGAGATTGTGTGGTACGATTTCGTCTACATCTTTCTTGTATGTATCGATTGGAAGGATACCCTCAAAATATTTTGTTCTATTGAAATCTGTACATGCACCCTTTTCTTTTGCAAGTTGATTGGAAGCCTTGAGAAGATAGTACTGGAATGCCTCAGTAAGATCATGAGTCATATTCCACGCTTCTTGAGAATCATACTTCACTCCATGTTTTGCAAAATAATGTGCAAGACCAATGTAACCGACCCCAAGTGAACGACGAGATTTTGTCGCAAGTTCTGCAGCACGAACTGGATAATCTTGATAATCAATCAACTCTTCCAGTCCACGAACAGCAAGATCACATAGTTCCTCAAGATCATTCAAATCACGAATTTTACCAACATTAATTGCAGAAAGAATGCAAAGAGCAATCTCACCAGCAACATCATCAATATGTTGGAGAGGTTCGGTTGGAAGTGTAATTTCCTGGCAGAGATTACTCATCCACACTTTATCAATGAAAGAACTATGAGAATTACAATGGTCAATATTCATAATATAGATACGACCCGTTTCTGCACGCTCTTTGAGGACATCTAGAATAAGTTCTTGAGCACGGACAGTTTTTCTTGGAATAGACTGATTTCGTTCTGCAGCCACATAGAGATCATCAAACTCAGGAAGCCCGAAAGCATCAGAAACTGACGGAACATCATGAGGTGAGAAGAGGGACATTTCCTCGTCATTAATGAATCTTTCATAGAAAAGTTTTGAGAATTGAATTGAATAATCTAACTTACGAACACGATTATCTTCAGTACCCTTATTGTTTTTCAGTACGATAATATCTTCTATTTCTTTGTGCCAGATTGGGAAGTGGACTGTCGCGCTTCCGCCTCGTATGCCGTTCTGCGTACAGCATCGCACAGTTGACTCAAACTTTTTGAGAAACGGAACAACACCGGTATGCTGAACTTCTCCACCTCTGATTTTAGAGTTGATGCCCCTGATGCGACCTGCGTTGATACCAATTCCTGCTCTTTGTGCAACATAGCGACCAATTGCCATATCAGAGCTGAAGATGCTATCAAGGGTGTCATCAACATCAACAAGAACGCAACTTGCAAATTGACGAAGTGCGGTTCTAACACCTGCCATGATTGGCGTAGGAATGTTGATCCTGTGTTTTGAGATTGCATTGTAGTACCTACGAATGTAGTCTAGTCTATTCTCTTTAGGATATTCTGCAAAAATTGTTGCAGAAATCAACATGTACATGTATTGTGGGGTCTCATAAAGATTCCCAGAACTTCTGTCCTGCACAAGATACTTGTCAACAACTTGACGCAAACCTGCATAGGTAAACAAGAAGTCACGATCATGATCAATCCAAGAATTAATTTTATCCCATTCTTCCTCAGTGTATTTGGAAGGAAGGAGTCTATCATAAATGCCACTACAGGCACCATGCACTAGATGATCATAAATATGAGGAAATCCCTGATTCCAAGATGGCCCGAAGACTTGTTTGTAGAGTCCAAACAAAAGAAGTCTAGCAGCAACATATTGATAATTGGGAGTCTCAAGATCAATAAGATCGGATGCAGAACGAATCAGAATCTCTTGAATTTCTGCAGTGGTAATGCCATCATAAAATTGGATACCTGATTGCATTTCAACTTGAGATGCAGAAACGCCAGCAAGGCCACTGCACGCTTCTTCTACCATTTTATGAATTTTGTCTAGGTTCAGGTTCTCAGTATTTCCGTTTCTTTTTACGACTTTAGTCCCGTTACTCATGTTTTCTTCCAACTAGTAAGTTTTGTTTTAGCTTGTAATCCACTATAGACATTAGATTCTATCACAGATTGAACATTAAGTCCAGATAAAATCATATCATTAATGTCTTTTTCATTGATAGTATCAGGCCAAATAACTATTGGAAATTTCCAATCTATCGCCTTTTGCATTCTATCAACAATTTGTTTATTTCGTTTTTCATTATCATAAACCATGACAAATTCTGTTTCAAAGTTTGTGACGAAAAACATTTTGTCTATATCTGCACCAACCATTGCGATAGAGTTTTCAATAAACATACTATCAAAAGGCCCTTCTACAATATAAACTGTTTTATCCCAGTCAACCTTATCCAAACCATAGATCTTGGGGTGGTGGTCATCCAAAATAATCGTGATGTACTTAAGTTTTGATTTTGGATTGAGCGATCTCCCCTGAAATCCAAATATAGTTCCTTTATTTTTTAAGGGAATAATGATCCTTGGTTCGTCATTCTCTAAGTTTTCAAAAGTATACTTTTGAGTATTAGTCCATTCTTTGAACTTTTCGGCGAAGTAAAGTTCGCCCAGATACTTAGTCGGAATTCTTCGGTTGTCTAAAAATTTTTTTGCGGGGTGTGTTGTATTTAGTTCTGAAATTTTTGGGAGGTCAAAATCCTTTTTTGAAAAATCAGGTTTCTCAAATTTAAACTTTACGGGTTCGGGAGTATTTGATCCCCGCCCTGTAGCCCCCGTTTTATACCTCTCAAAGACATACTGATCGTGCAATGCGGGGTCAAGATCCTTGAGGAAGTTTGTGAAGGTCCTGGAGACGCCACAGTTGTGACATTTGAAATTATGATCATTCTTCAGACGATACAAGTATCCCCTAGCCTTGTT